ATCGGTTCCAAAACATTGGAAAATGGTAATGTGGAGATCGTGGAGGGTCCAGTTCTTATCGCCATGCGTAATGGTACTGCTCTGTTGCTTGATGAGATCGATGCAGGCTCTGCCAATACTCTGCTCTGCTTGCAACCAATTCTTGAGGGTAAACCATATTACTTCAAACTCAAGAATGAGATGATTGTTCCAGCTGAAGGATTCAACATCTTTGCCACTGCCAATACTAAGGGTAAGGGTTCAGATGATGGTCGTTACATTGGTACAAACATTTTGAACGAAGCATTCTTGGAGCGATTCGCTGTGACATTCGAACAGGAATATCCTAATGCGAAGATCGAAGTTAAGATTATTAAAAATCTCATGGAAACTTATTCATGCTTAAATGAACAGTTTGCAGAGACACTCGTGAAGTGGGCGGATGCAATTCGTCGTACTTTCGAGGATGGTGGTGTGGATGAAACTATTACTACTCGTCGTATGATTCACATTGTTCGTGCTTATGCAATCTTTAAGTCCGAACAAAAAGCAGTGGAGTTGTGTTGCAATCGTTTTGATGCTGCAACGAAGACTGCATTCATCGACTTGTATGATAAGGTTGCAAATCCGCAACCAGAGCCAGAGGTTGTCGTGGAGCAACCAGTTGCAACTCCCACAGACGAGGTTCCATTTTAAACTTGTCTTTAATTAGAAACTGTAGTATACTTATATCTTGTTATCATTGAAAAAGGAAATTTATTATGTTGAAATTTGCAAACTTGACCCTGTCCCAAAAACGATTCGTTGTGTCTGTTCTTGAGACCAACAAACAATATAAAAAAGATGGTCGCATTACTTTGAAAGAATGTGCATCAATCTATTACACTCTCCGTGACCAGCGTACTGGTGCGAAGAATGAGAAGATTGGTTACCCTAACTGGTTGTTCAACAAGAACAAAATCGAGCGTGGTGTATATCAACTTCCGTTGCCTACTGATGCAGACATGACTGCATACAGTAAAGAACTCGCTGACAAGCAGACTCCAAAAGTCACTAAGGCGAAAGCCAAAGTTGCTAAACTTGCAAAGGCTAAAACTGTTAAAGTGAAAGCACCTAAGCAAGTTGAAGCACAGAAGACTGATGCATTGGAATCTTCTCGTCTGCAAAAGATCATCGATGACTCCATCCCTGTGGATGACGATGTAGAAGACTTCAATCAAATTCTTAAAGAGAATGGTATTCAAGTTTAATTAAGAGTCTTTTCCTATCGTCTGGGGTATTGCCATCGCCCCAGATGATTTTTTTCATTTGATGGCTGTTTATTATGGAGATATTATATAATGTCCAAGCAAGAACTTCTTTTAACACACCTACAAAAAGGTAAATCTTTCACAGCAAAGCAAATCAAATCTTCATTTGGTATTGCTCATCCTGCTAGCACTATCCGCAATTTGCGTGAGCAAGGCTACTGTGTTTATTCTAACCCAGCAGTTGTAAATGGTACTGAAGTAGTTAAGTATCGTATCGGTCGCCCAACTCGTGCAATGGTTGCATTGGCGAATCGTGTTGCTGGCTCTTCTGTATTTACTCGTACAGCCTAATTAAGTGAGTAATCAATGGACATTCTTTGGAGTGTCCATTTGTTGTTTCATTTGGAGAGATTATGGCAACCAAAGAAGATGTCAAAAAGTCACAGAATGCCACCACTGGTGGTCGTAAATTTGATGGTGGTAAATTACAATATGGTTTACTACCACCACTTGCATTAAAAGCAACTGTAGAAATTCTAACATTTGGTGCGGAAAAATACGAACCAGATAATTGGAAGAATGTTCCAGACTCAAAACGAAGATACTTTGACGCAATGCAAAGACATCTATGGGCATGGAAAGAGGGAGAACAAAACGATCCCGAAACTGGCAAGAATCACTTGGCACATGCAATGTGTTGCCTTATGTTCTTATATGAACACGATGTTAAGTATTCAAAATAAATTTGTCAAAAACCTCGTTCTGAGGTATAATGTTTTATACATAGTAATGTAATCATTTGAATGGAGAAAAGTAAATGAAACTTAGTAAAGAAACTGTATCGCTAATTAAGAATTTCGCAGGGATCAATTCGAACCTGCTTCTTAAGAGTGGTAATAAACTAGCAACAATCAGTGCACAGAAGAATGTGATGGCTGATGCAACTATCACGGAGACATTCCCTGACTTTGGCATCTACGATCTCAATGAGTTCTTGGGTGCGATGTCTTTGTTTGACGATCCTGAACTTGAGTTTGCAGAGAAGTTTGTTTCAATCAAACAAGGCAACATGAACATTAAGTTCTTTGCTGCAGATCCAACTGTGCTAACTGCTCCACAAAAAGCAATTACATTCCCTGAAGCAGAAATTAACTTTAGTATGTCTGCGAATATGTTAAGCATGATTAACAAAACAGCATCTGTTCTCCGTGCAGCAGATGTGGCAATCGTTGGTGATGGTTCAACAATCACAGCAGTGGTTGGAGATAAAAAGAATGCAACAGGAAACTCTTACAGTGAACCTGTTGGAACTACTGATAAGAAATTCAAAGTGAATCTTAAAGTAGAAAACCTAAAGATGCTTCCAGGAGATTATGAAGTATCAATTTCAAGTAAAAAGATTTCTCGTTTTAAATCTCCGAGCAGTGACTTGGTTTATTATGTAGCAGTGGAAGCAGATTCTACATTTGAGTTTTAATTTCAGAGAGGGTAATTCCTCTCTATTCTATATTATGTGGAGATTTATATGATTGAAAGTCGTGATGAGCAGTTCTTGTGGGTTGAGAAATATCGCCCACAAAAGATTGATGATTGTATTCTTCCTGAGTCTTTAAAGAAGACATTCAAGGATTATGTTGCACAAGGTGAGTTGCCTCACTTTCTATTGTGTGGCACGGCAGGTGTAGGTAAAACTACCATCGCCAAAGCATTGTGTAACGAAATCGGTGCAGAGTATGTAATTCTTAATGGTTCAGATACTGGTGGTCATATCGATACACTCCGTACTACCATTAAGGGTTTTGCCACATCTGTGTCGCTGACTGATGCTAAGAAAGTTATTATCTTAGACGAAGCAGATTATCTACAAGCAAACTCTACTCAACCAGCACTCCGTAATTACATGGAAGAATTCTCTGCTAATTGCAGATTTATCTTCACTGCTAATTATAAGAATCGTATCATTGAACCGATTCATTCTCGTTGTGCTGTTATTGAATTTAAGATCGACACTAAAGAGAAGCAAGAGATTGCTGCATCTTTCTTTAAACGAGCAACTGCTATTCTCAAACAAGAGAACATTGAGTTCGATCCTAAAGTTGTAGCAGAACTAATCACTAAACACTTTCCTGATTATCGTCGTATCCTTAATGAGTTGCAACGATATTCTGTGTCAGGTAAAATCGACTCAGGCATTCTTGTTAATATGTCTGAAGAATCTTTCAAAGGTTTAATTAAACTTATGAAGGACAAAGACTTTACTGAAGTGCGTAAGTGGGTTGCCAAAAACTCTGATGCAGATACAACTGCATTGTTTCGTGAATTGTATGACAACGCATCTGTAAATATGGATGTGAATAGTATTCCACCATTGGTTCTTATCCTAGCTGACTATCAATACAAAGCAGCATTTGTAGCTGACCATGAACTAAATATTATGGCAGCACTGACTGAGGTTATGGCTCAGTGCAAATTCAAATGAGGATGCCATGGAATTTCTTATACTCTTTGTCGTACTAGTAGTGGGTATTCACTGGGGGTGGACTGCTCGTGAAGCAGTTGCTAAACGAAGAGCAGACTTTCTTTTATCAAAATTACAAGAGATAGAAGAAGATACACCAGAAGATATTATCCGTATTACTATTGAAAAGGATAATGGTATTCTTTTTGTATATCACGAACAAGACAGTCGTTTTATTGTTCAAGCAAACAGTCGTGAAGAACTGGAGAATAAACTAAAAGAATTGTTTCCAGGAAAACGATTTGGTTGTTCTCCAGAAACCTTAAAAAAATGTGGTTTTATATTATGACTCCCTTTGACTTTATTAATGCAATTAACTTAACCAAAAAGAATCTGTTCGAAGACCCACAAGCAGAGAAAGACTATGTCCCCTTTCTTGTGAATCGAGGGTTGTCTTATTTTCCCGATACAGTCCTTTATGCCAACGAGATGAATCGTAACTCTGGCATCCCAAAAGACTGGCAATTTTCCTTTTTCCTAAATACTATACCAAAGAAAAAGAGATTCAGTAAGTGGCATAAAAAAGATGCCGACTCTGAGTCTTTGACGCTTGTAAAAGAATACTTTGGGTACTCATCAGAGAAGGCATTAGAAGCATTGAGCATTCTCTCCGATGACCAGTTAGTTATGATAAAAGAAAAATTATACAAAGGTGGAAAATAATGACTGTTGAGATGATTTACTACGACTGGACTCCCGAGTCCATGCTTGAAGTGATACTGCCAGAACCAGACAATTTTTTAAAGGTTCGTGAGACACTTACTCGCATCGGCATCGCATCCAGAAAAGAAAACAAGTTGTATCAATCATGCCATATCTTGCATAAGCAGGGTAGGTATTTCATTGTGCACTTTAAAGAATTATTCGCTCTTGATGGTAAAGAATCAAACATCACGAGTGGAGATATCGAGAGAAGAAATGCTATTGCCAGTTTATTGCAAGACTGGGATCTACTAAAAATTCTTAATGCAAATTTAGTAGAACAAAAGGCTTCACTCTCTCAAATTAAGGTGGTCTCTTATAAAGAAAAAGACCAGTGGGAACTTGTTCCAAAATATAACATAGGAAAAAAAGCAAAATGATTAAACTTGAATTGACTATCGATGAAGCAAATACTATTCTTCGTGTTTTAGGTAAACATCCTTTTGAGGAAGTTGTTACTCTAATTAACAAAATTAAACAGCAAGGTGAGCCACAAGTTGCTGCACTCGCAGAAGCAGAAAAAACTGGAGCTGACCAAACAAAAGTATAATATTATGATTAAGGTGTTTAATGATTTACTTCCACAAAGTTATGTGGAAGAGTTAAATAGTATCATATGTTCCAGAGAGTTTCCATGGTATTATAATGAATCAATTGCAAATAGTTATGAAGATGAGTACGCTATTTTTGATAAAAGTTTGGTAAATACAACTCCTGGAC